CAACGAAACAAGCGTGTAACCGAAGAAAAGCGAATCCAAAGAGAATGCTAAAAACTTATTGAACCATTCTTTGTTTTGGCTTTGGCCTTTTACGGTATCTAAAAAGTAATCAGTAGTTTTTTGATCTAAGTCGCCGTTTTTATTGACAAACTCCCATTTTCTCAGAAGGGTTAAATCTTTGCGCCTCTCCATACAGGCGAATACGTGGCCGTTGTTTACCGTGTCGATGAATAACTTTTGAGCTTTGACCCGATTCGGGAACCAGACGTTTTCTGCCTCTGTCAATACTTCGCGCCAACTGGCTATATCCTGACGGATTCGCTGAAGCTGAACAGGCGCGACGAAATTACGCAAATCCTTTTTAATTACTTCAGGACTTTGAGACCTGCCAAATGGATTTAAGGCAGACATAGCGGCTTTTATGTTTGGTGTTCTCATTAGTACGAATTAATTAGTTTTTGATTACCTCCAAATCGAATCCTATTACCTTGTAATGGCTGCAATATTGGAAGTGAAGGTGTAATATCGTCACCGATTGCAGCTGCTTGCAGCCAGCCCAAGGAACAGTACGTGGGGTATAATACCCTTTGCCCTCTTATTTCCCGGTCTTCAGCATTGCCCATGTATTGAATTACCCTCAGTTCGGGAACGTTTCGCGGTGAAATACGAAGGTGTGCTTTATAAAGTACGATATTTATGCAGACCTCAAGTAACTTTTGATCCCTATTGTCACCTAATGTCCATTTTGTATCTGTGATTGCAGTATTGACGGCAACAGAATAGGCAACACCCGAACCCCAATATTGAGAACCACTTGTGGCATCATTTGGGAAAATATTTCTTATTTGGTTGATTCCTGATTGTCCTATCTGAAGCATTGCTTCATGGTCGAGTATTGAAGTGGCTATTCTACAAGTGTAAACTTTATCTTTCCAAAAAACCTGATCACCCACTGCATAAATAGTTTGATAATCAAACACGTCATTAGGAAAAGCAGCGTAATAAATCGAATATTGCAACCCGATCAATGTCCAGTGTGCGGCAGTAAACGCTTCGTGTGCGATTATTGCAGTTGTGCAAACATAAACACTTCCGGCCTGTAAAACCATAACACCCAAGGCATAGTTCGAGGTGGCTGAGTAAGCGGCTGCATTAAGATAAACAGTTTGTCCAGCTTTGTAGGTTTTGGTTTTGTCGTGCTGAGTAATTGGTTGAAAAGCCTGTGAAACATCATATTTTTGCTTTAGATAACTCATACACTCTTCGACTGCGGCCTTCTGAATTGAATCTAAAATCGTTAAATCAGCTCCGATAGTCTGTTGTAAATTATCGACTTGGATAGATTTTGCATAGTCTCCATAAAAAATAAAACTGTCCATCTTTTCACATTTTGCGTAAAAGTAAGTAATTTAAAAGCAAAGATACAAATATTTACCAAGAATTTTTTGAATAATTTTTGCCGACCGTTGGGATTGACACTTTGCCACCTCTTTGATAATTCAAATATTCGTTTGCAAAAGTATAACAAATAAAATATCTGGTTAAATCAACGAAGTGACCGTATGGCTGATATGAAACCTTTGTGACCGGATCTGTAACTGTTTTTTTATCGACCTTTCCGTTCTTATCTTCTTTGGTATTTTCATAATCAAGAATAGCTGTCCGACATTTTATATCTACCCTAAACCTAAGCCCCTGTTCTTCGTTTTCAAGAATTGAATTTAAAAATTCAGCTGACATTTTCACTGATGGATTTGAATGTAAAACGGCGCGGCGTGGTTTAAATTCAGTTAAATCATTCATTAGTAGTCTAAATAAATCGTGCCCCTTTTCTTGTTTAACGTCGTCTTTTTGTGATGTTGCGTCTCCGCCGATAAAAACAACCCTTTCGTGTTTCCACTCATGTAGCTTTCTGGTTATTTCCCTACACATCGAATGAGTGGTATTTTCAGGGTTTTTTAATGCAATATTGTGAATTAGGAATATGCTCTTTTGATCGTTGTCAACCTGGAATATTCCACAAGGGAAATAGGGGTTTACGTTTTCATCAAAAATCAAATGAACGGCTAAATCTGGATTGTAAGGATAAACACCCGTGTGTTTCTCGCTTCGCCACTGTTTTAAAAATTCACCACCAAACACTGTTTTGCCCCATTCGCCTAAAACATTAACCTTGTAGCTATTTGCATTTGTAAAGGCCAATGCTTTATATTCGGAAATTAAATTTTCGTCTTTATAACCGTAATCATTCTCAGGACTCCCGACAATCCAATAATTATCTTCGTAAGTTGTTTTAATTAAAATCACTTTTTTACAAGGCGAAATTTTCACAAATGAATTTTCACACGGCAATCTCCAATCAGTGTCAATAAATTGGTAATTATCAACTAAGTCAGTTTTAACCCAGCTGTTTTCATCAACGGGATTCCACGAAGCAAATATCTTTTGCCCCTCAATTCCGCGAAGTGATAAATTAAACTGCTCAAATTCTACGTGTTCAAATTGGTTTAATTCATCAAGATAGATATATTTATATGATTCAATCCCTTTTGCTTTTTCTGAATCGTCCAATCCTTTCATTACAATTTCAGAAGCCGTGCCAATATTTGACCGACATGCAAATCGACGATCCATTTTATCAAAGGCCGTATAAAGGTATTGGCTGTTTATTGCAAGGCTAAAGGATTTTTTTAATGTAGTGGGTATTATCGTGGATTCTTTTCTGAATGCTATTGTGTTAATTCCGTGAACGTAACACTCTTTGGTAAGTGCCTGACAAATTGAAACCGTTTTAGCTGATGATTTACCCCCGTAAACCAAAACTATTCTAATAGATGGGTCTTTAATTATTTCATTAAGTATGAAATACAGTGGGTTATACCATTTTTTATTAAATCGAACCATTTACTCATAGATTTCATCCTCTAAATCCTTGCCTACCTTCTGAATGGTCACATTTGTTTTTTCTTGTAACCCCAAGTCGCGAGCTATGATGTTAGCATTAAAGAATCCGGCAACCGCCCCGCTAAACTTTTGATTATAAATAGTTTCCCTGATACGCGATATGATTATAGAAAAATCTTTTGACAATTTATCGGTTTTTCCGCTTAATGAAGTCTCAAATTGATTTAAAAACAAAACATTACAATCGAGATATAAACACATTCCATGAATGGTAAAAGGTCTTAATCTTGGCAGCTCGACAAAATTAGGGGGGAACACCATCTCTCCGTCATCGCCTTTGAATGGCTTCATTGGTGAGTATTTCACCTGTTCGACTTCTTGGTAAGGTGTATCTTCGCACCATTGAAAGTATTCACACGCGGCATCCCAAAGCAGCTCAGGAGTGGCAAATAGTTTATCCCTCCCATGTTTACTGCGAAGTTTCCAGAATTGATTTCCTTTAGGAGCGCCTTGCATAATCTTCCATTTAACTCACAAATGTACTAATTTTTCAATTAAAAACAAAACGGCATTATTCTCGTTCTATTGGTCGAAAAAATCTGCTTATTTATTTGACAAATCAAGAATTAAAATTATCGCTGCTTATTTTGCAGAGAATTTATTTTTGTTTTAATCTCTCTTTCGTCAACCAATAATGACCAAACTTTTCCTTTACATCCCTTGTTTGAAAAATCATCCATGAGATTGTCGAGTGGTTCCGGTTGATCATTGAGCCTACCATATTACGGGTTGCATCAGGATAAATCTCGTGAACCAGGTAAACAAACGACCCGCGAATGAATGGGAGTTGATTCTTTCGGGATAATCCTTTGATGTCCTCAACTGTTACATTTGAGACTTCGGCAACCTTTGAAAGTAGCTCTTTGATCTCGTGGATTGTTTTCAAAAGAGTTGATAATTCGCTTTCACTGTTCATTTTATTGGTTTAAAATCATTACAATACCTGATCCACCCCCACGCTACATATCCCCATTCATCAATGTGCTGATAGTCGTGTTCTGTTTTCGGAACACGAAACATCACTTTTTTACCTTCGCTACAATTAGTTTTTTCAAGTTTTTTCAAGTTTAAAATATTAAAACTTGTTTTAAAGTCTGGCGGTGTAAAGTTTTGACACTGGTCGCAGTGTACTCTATTTTGTTTCATTTTGTTTATTATTATTTAGAATCGTT